TGTTAAAATAGCATCTACCGTAATACTACTGTTATCTAAATATCCCATATTCTTTTCTTTTTATATAAATATATACATGTTTAATTTATCGATTTAAATTGAAATCTGCTTCGAATGCCGGACCTGAATTACCGAAGTTTCCGGTGTTTTGGTTGTTTGGAACATTTATAACTTGATTAGGATTAGTAATAGTAGTTTCAACAACCGGTCCTCCATCAACCGTATCATCAGATGGTTCGTTAAAATCTGGTGAAGTAGATTGTGTTCCGTTATAAAACGCATTGTTTAATCCATCTGGTAAATAGTCTTGTGTTTCTGCAGGATTACCCGCATCATCTAAATAAGTATCAGAAGGTACTGAATCTTGTACCGGTGGAATAAATGGTTCATTGGTATTCAATGAATCTTCAATTACTTCGATTAATCCATCAATATTATCATATTCGCCGATAATAAAGTCATCCGGTATAGCATCGATGATTGCATCATAATTTTCATATTCACCCGTAACTATAGCTCCATCGTCAGTTAAATCAATTTCAGCTTCATACGTAAACAATTCTCTAGTTACCGTAGGAAGAAGAGTATCTTTGCTACGTTCTAACAGATTAGGTTGAACTAATACACCAGTTAAACGATCTACACGTGCTGGTAACAACTGATTCAATTGTTGGAAGAATGATAGATCATACAAAGCAAATATACTAATATACGCATTGATGTCATTGCTTTGTGCATATTTCTTCCAATAATCTAATGCAAACTGTGTTAACCTAGGATATGAATATTGCTCAGTATTACCTGGGTCTCCTATATAATCATCAAGTATAGTATATCCTAACTGTGCAATGATATCTTCATCAATCATTGTTTGTGGAGAAAAATATACTCCTAGCTTTTTGCTGTCTGTAGGGGCATCATCTGAAGTACTACGAGTTGCTCTGGTAATAACATCTAAACTTCCAACTAATTCATTATCAGTTAAACGTATTTTGTTATCATCATAAGTTCCTGCAGCTATTGATATACCATCATAGTAATAAGTTTCTTCAAGAGAATCATATGGAGTATCATTGCTCCATCCTGCAAATGAAGCAGATATTCCTGATAAATTTGGTTCAACCCCTGATAAACTTGCAGTAGCAGTGTGATTAATTTTTTGTGATAATGGAGTTCGGAATACTAATTCATCATATGCGTCAACGTTACCATCATATGCAGCAGGAGCTTTAGTGTGGTTTTCAAAAGCATCATCTTGTAATGACGTGTTCCACAATCTTAATTCTTGAACTTGACCTTGCAAACGAACTGCACCTGTGCTCGTTCCTCCTATTACCAATGTTCCTGGATCTGATATTGAAGCAGTAGCGCTAGCTGACGTAGTAGCTACAATGTTACCATATTTAGATCTTTTTGCTACTACTTCTAATAAACTACCATTAGTTCTTAACACAGTGTTCAACCAACCACCATCAAACATTTCGATAGCAGCTGAAGCAGTTCCATTAATAAGTATACTACCATAAGTTCCACTCTGGAAATCAATAGTTACATCATTACCGTCTATAGTATATAAGTGCATGGTTCCCGGAAGTGTAGGATTTTCTAACACATCATCCGTACGGAATCTAAGTTCAACACTATTAACAGGTTCGTCATAATTAACGGTTACTGTTCCTGCAGAATTATTGATTAAATCTAATGCATAATCAAAATTTAATTTTTCATATATAGGAACACGATTGATACGAGGACCGCCATATTCTTTAATTGTTATAAGAGTCTGCGGAATTCCATAACAAGCTAACAACGCTTGTATGCTTCGTTTAGTTCCTTTTGATTTAAGAAGTCCTGGTATGTTATTTACAATTCTGCGCCATATGGTATATGTTTGATCTTGAGCGGGTAAAGAATCTCCAGTAACAGAATTTGAACCAGTTAAAGGCGTACCAGTTTCATTCGTACCTAACAAATAACTCCAAAGTTCCTCTCCTTGTTTACCATCAACCAGATTCCACCCGAACTGTTTTGCTACAGAATATAACAATTCATTCGGCATACCTAATTTAGGATGTTCTTCACGCTCACTAATTTTAGTCATATTATTAATATACGTGTAAAGTACATCATAATGTTGACCTAACATGTTTATGAACGAAACTAATCCTAATTTATCAGTTTCTCGTTGTATATAATTTGGTAATGTATTAATTAATGCATTGAAATTGAATGAGTCATATTCCTGTGCATTTGAAATTAAATTACTATACCATGTTTTAAATTGATTGCTATTTACTGAAACATTGGTATAAGGACGAGTTGAATTTGTTTTCGGTACTGGAGTAATATAACTACCAGTTACTTCTGATACATTTGGATTTGGATGTGGTATTTCATTGTTAAACTGTATCGAAGAAGATTCATAATATAAAAATTTTTCAAAATTATCAAACATTCCAATCAATTGGTTAGCCTGTGTTTGAAAATCCGATGCATTTGTAGTTGCAACACTTCCACTTATTTCGGATACAGCTATCGATTGTGAATTATAATATTCTAAAAGTTCTAGTTTATATCTAAAATTTTCAACCCGATCATATGCAGAACTATAAAATATGAAATTATTAAAATCCGAATAATCAATATTTAATTTTACGCCTTGCAAGCTACCAGAAAATGCAGCATCAATAATTTGCTGCGATGTTTGTATTCCACTACCCAATAACTCAGTCCAGGCCTGGTATCCTGTTTCTGTAGATAAGTTTGCATCACTTACGGCATCCCAATTGGCACCTGCAAGCTGGTTAAACGTTTTAACTTGTGTTTCTGGTATAATGGATACCTTGTCAATGTAAGGCTGTTTACGTTCTTCTACGACCCATAAGCGAAAGTCTTTTTCAATTGTTTCTGGTAACGGGTCGAATAATTTTACATACAAATACTCTCCGACAACAACGCTGTTGACAAAGTGTACCATTTCATTGCGACTAAAATTCAATAAGAATGTGCGATGCTGAAACGGTATAGAAATAAATCCGGTTGAGTTACCTACGGCTGTCTGGGCATTTGAATTCTGAATATCATCAGCAAAGTCTGCTAACTGTTGCAACGCATCCGTGTTGGTTTCATCAATTAATCGAAGTTTTAATTCCGTACGGTCTGGAGATATTTCTTCAATCTTAAGATATTGTTGGTCGAAACTACCTATCAAGTTCTTGAAGAAATTTACTGCTATTCTGTAATTTCCTAAATTAACACCTAGAGATTCAAATTCATTGTATATATCAATTGATACCGGTTGATTCAGTGTTAACTGTGTGCCAGCAGCATCAAAATATACAGAAGTAGGTACATGTTGAACCTGATGATTACCAGTTATCCATGTTTCACCAGAATATATGTGAAGCTCGGTGCGGTAGTCTGTAGTTTGTAAGGCTATACCCGGATCTGAGATGTAACTGTAATAGTTTGTCTCAAATAAATTTAACAGTTTTTGTGGATATCGCTGAGCTGATACCGCACCTTGTGCTGCTAAAATTTGTTCGATATTTTTATATTGAGTTAACATCTTGATTAATCAATTTCGTTATTATTTTCATCAACGTTTTGCGAAGCATCTGTAATAGACCATTGAGTTGGAGATTGTAAAAGGGTATGTATAGAAACCCGGCCAGATTGGTTTTCGGTATAAGGAATGTCAACAAATTGTCCAACTAATGCCCCAATATTGAATTGGTCTCCATCCTGGAAATCTTCATTTGGTATGATTATATCATATTCTGAAATTTTAGTTGTATTTGCATCAATAAATGCAGTTTGCTGCCCTGCATCTACAGTTAATTCCCTGAAGTCTCGTATAACAATTCCAGTTTCAAATTCCCGCTTAATCAATGAAAAGTAAACAGTACCAATACTTGATTGATTTACGAATATACTAGTATATTTGGTACGTGCATTAGATGCATATAACTCTGCATCAGCCTGAGTGATATTCAATTGATCGGTCAAGTAGTCTACTAATGCATCTTCTGCTGCATCTAGATCGCCTCGATTATCAAAAACAAAACGATTATAATAAATTAGTCCATTACCACCACTAAACAAAATGCTATTCCAATCAGATTCTGTAATTACACTATTTCTAATAAAATCAGATAAGTTACTATATGATGCTTTTACAGTTCCAAAATTCGGATCCCATCTCGAGTTTGCTAAATCAATTCCATATGAAGTATATCTATGTGCTAATCTGATACGCATTCGTAAACCATCAACTGCTAGTTCTTTTATCTCCGGAGTTATTGTGTATGCATTAGTATTGAGTTGAGGCTGGCCAGCTAACACAGTATCCATTAAAACACCAGAATAAAGTGTAGTTTCTCTCAACGTCCAATCTTCACTAGGTCTGTATTTTGCATACACTAAATCTACTAAATCATCAATACCAAATCCTTCAAACGAAATCTCTGGTACTGCAACATTCTCTGCAGGAAATCTAAAATATTTAAATCTAGTATCTATGTTGCGAATCACACTAGAATTCACATATCGTAAAGAAGTTGCTTCTAATACTAAATTCTGATTGTCGGTTGCACCTTGATTCACAATGATATTACCATTATCATCACGTTCTACAAAATCCGGATTATTTGATTGATATACTAATCCATTTTCTATATAAGGAACAGCACCAGGAGGATTTGTTTGTTGTGATGGTACTAAATTACCACCAGGTGTAAATACAGGTGTAGTATTGTTTGGATTACTTGGCATTATCTAATAACTTTAAAATAATATTCATCGTCAATGCGTTGCTCAGTGAATCCATCTACAATTTTAAATTCTAAATGATAATAACGTTCAGGCATAAAACTATTCATATCAATGTAAATGAAGTTACTTGTTTCATCGCAACTAACTTTATTATAAATATTATCAAAAGGAATTATGACTTCATCTGTGTTAGCATCCAATATTGAGTAATATGTTGTCGTCGGAAAACGTTTAACTGTCTGTAACGGATACAGATTGGTAGGTGATTTTCTAGGATATCTGTCACGTCCATACAATCTAACCTTTACTATGTCAGTGTCACGGTATTCTGCTTTGAGTTTAGTATACATTGCAAATGATTCTAAATTCACTTCCGGCAGCGTGTTATCGTATGTTGCATTGTCCCAATACATTACAAGTCTAGGAACATAAATAGTATGCGTTTCTCGACTGAAAAATCTGATATATCCTTGTTTGTTGTTATCAGCTTCATCTGACTCAGAAAACTTGAGCAAGAATCCGTTATTTTCTACGTCTTTCAAATTAGATCCAGATATCCATAATTGAACTGCCTCAGTAACATCCATGTTAATATCGGTTGGACGATATGAAAATGCTTCTGATTCATCTAAACCAGGCTGAAAGAAATATGATGTGTTAAAAGAAGAAGTGTTAAATAAAGCTGAACCACTTTGATACAACCAACTACCTCCCGCACCAGAACCAGATACATAAAGACTTGTGCCTGGTATATTAATTTCTTGTGAACTAGATATCCATGCAGATCCACTGAGTGGCTGATCCCATGCAACACCATTAGTTACAGCAGGGTTTGAATTTTCAAATCCAGTACCATTAATCCATTCCTGTCCTACAACCAATGCATCGATAGTGTATTCTGCTGGTAAATTTTTTGCGTGGGTTGTGAATAGTTGCAAAACGAATTTACAATCTTTAACATCTACACTATATTTAGACAACGCAGCATTAACTTCATCCATATCAAATTTCAATACAGATCTGGACTTTTGTAGTGTCTCTCCGTCTGTTGCTAAACGTTTACCAACTTCAAGTATTTCGTCAATACCAGTATTACGAGTCGGTGATGACTCATATAACGTGGCATCTGATTCTGCGTAAAATATTCTAAACATCGTGTCTTATCTTTATAATGAACCGGTACCTAAACTAATTTGTAAACAACTTCCGCTTCTCCATAATTGTCCGTTAACTCCCGGATCTGTTGTTGGCAATGAAGCTGTATAAAATAAAATGGTTCCTTGTGTTATAAATGTATCTGATACATCTAATCTGTTAAATGATGCACTAGTTGCCGTTACTGATGACCCATTCACATATGATGCAGATTGTGCATTGGCAACATAACTTGCTGTTTGTGCGGTTTCTACATATGATGCTGTTTGTGCAAGTGTAACATAACTTGCCGTGTCAGCTGTACCTGTTAAGTTTCCAATTAAACTTCCGGTAATATCCAAAGAACCGGAAATAGCAACTGATTCTAACGTGTTACCAGTTAAAACATCATATAAATCAGAAACAAAACTTGCTGAAATAAGTCCACCATTCACAATTTGTGCACGGTTATCGTTCAATACGCCCATGATATATTCTTTTTAATATAAATATAAGTCCTAGTAATTAATTACTCGACCTTTTATATCTGAATCTGGGAATTTGATTTCGAAAATGCTTGGATCTAAAGAAGGATACACAATTCCATTGCGTGTAGCAGAAGTCAAATCATATTGATTTCCAGAATAACCTAACTCAGTATCAAATTTATTATTCATGGTTACACTAACCACGTTTTGAACTCCTTTTGTGCTCCCTATAATATTAACAACTTCTGATTTTATGATAGGTTGATTGATCTGCCAACGGTCAATATTGAAATAATCTTTAAGATTTGCTATACAATCCAATAACACTGAATTGCTGTTATAATTAGGTAATACCGTTATTTCAAAATCTAAACCTACATTAATAACAAATGCATCTTTAATGTTAATTGCATCAGTTAATATTCGATAATAGTCTAAGTACGTTTTAAGATTTTCTTTGATTGCTTGATTCAAGTTAACTAGTTGTTTACTCCCATTAAAACCTAACACATACAAATTCATTGCGAACGGATTAGGACTATTTTCTTCAATGATCTGTTGTTGTGTTAATTGATCATCAGGTACAATATATGCTTTTGCTACACTACCAAATTTTGCTGGCATAGAATAACAACGTATAATATAATCCTGTATAGTAACTGACCGATTCTGTGTAGCAAAATTAGTTACAGCTGCTGTTTTTACATCAATTAAACTATCTGCTGGCTTCGCTCCAATTGCTGCTGACATATTATCTACTGCTAAACTACGTTTTGCAAAATTAAGTGTAGATCTAGAAACTGTGGAATTTACATTATCAATAAATTCAACAAAATCAACCTTTTTAATCGTATTAGGTTCTGCATTATCAGTTATTCCGTTTCCGACAGTATATGTTACAGTTAATGTAGTATTCGAAGGAGCTTGTCCATATGCTCTAGTATATAAAAAATTTGATGGATCTATATCGACATCAATTGGTCTTCGAAATCCTGCTAACCCGTTTCCTACGTTATCTGCATTCGGAATAACCTCTTCATCATTATTATCTGATATACCCGGTCCGAATTGTATTTCTAATTTATTATCACTACGTAATCTAGTTACATATCGTTTAGAAGTTTTTCTTAATTTTAATAAACTAGGAACTGAACTTCTGTATTGACTTAATACTGGGTCATTTTCTGCTAAATTTGGAACTTCTTCGAATAACGTATCTTGACCTAAATATGGTACTTGGTACCAATTGTCACCATCTGACTCTTCAATACTAATAATATCAATTACATTTGTATCTGGTAATACTACTTTATCATATGGTACAGGAGAATTAAATGTAAATGTAGCAGTTTTAACTGTGCCGGAAACAGCACGTGAAGATTTTTTTAATAAATAGTATATTGGTAAATTGGTTGTATCATCAGTTTCATATATAGTTATATCAGTAGGATTAAATGATGATGATACCGAAAAATCTATAGAATCCAACGTGCGAAACTGAGCTGGGCCTGATTCTTGCAAAACTCGCATACCGGGACGAATTTGTAATGCATACGTAAAATCCGGACGTACATTTGCACCTGTACCAATTGCAGGTACCAATTGATATACATCTAAATCTACATAAGATGGTACTGCATTTTTTGCTATATATCCTAATGTTCTTGCAAGATTATATATATTTGCTTTTTCAGATGCTTGATCTAATAATGATTCTTTTAAATTATTATCCGCATAATATGATAAAACGTCACCTACGTATGCAGATAACTCTAATAACATGGTACCTGGATCGGATTCGTTAAAATCTGTATATGTATTTGGAAAATATTGTTTAGTAAAATCAATTAAATTTTTTCTAAATTGACCAAAATCTTTTCCTAGATATGATATATCTTTTTTTATTTCCATGATGTTATTCTGTTACTACATTTCCGTTTTCAGTAAAAATTGCAATCGGCTCACCAGAAAATTGTCCTAATGCCCATTTAATTTTTATAAAAATATCATATTGTATAGATGGATCTGTGTTTGCAGATTCAATTTCAATATCTTCAATTGTTATATAAGGTAACCAAGCTGCTACAGGTTGATTAATAGAATCATTTATTCGCTGTTTTAAAATATCTGAAACTGGATTAAAAACTAAACGAAGTAAATCAGATCCAAAGCTTGGATGATATAGTCGTTCTCCTTTAGTAGTCATTAACAAATTTATTAAATTTACTCGAGCTTGTTCGGAATTAGAAAACGTAGATCTAATTACATTTTCTTCGCCTAATACAAACTTAACCCCAATACCTCGAGCTTGTAACGAATTTTGTATCGTTTCATTATTAATATTATTTAAAACTACGAATCCCAATTTTATTTACCTCGCTTTTTATCTATCGCCTTCATTAACGCAGAATAATCTCTTGTCATTGCTTTTGCAACCATTGGATCTACTTCCATGTTTTTACCTGTCTCTGGATCAGTCATGACCGATGGAGCCGCCATATTGCGTTGCACCGGCATTTTTCTAGCAGCACCGAAATTCATAGCATCTGCAGACGTCATTGTGATATCTTCTGTCATCAATTCCGCATATGAATTCATGTCTAACGGAGTATTTTCTCGCAAAGATTCTGTATCATTTAAAATATTAGAAAACTTGTTTTCTTTGAAATTAACTTTGCGCTTTGGTTTCGGTTGTGCCGACGTTTTAACTGGTGCCGTTTTAGAAACAACATCCGTTTTCATTTCATTTATTGTAGATTGTAACCCTTCTTGCAGTATTTCAGATAGTTCTTCTTTAATTACTTTACGAACCTCCTCAGCTACTACTTGTTTTAAAACTGAAATTAATTTTGATTGACTCATAATTACTTTTTTATATAAATATTAATATGTATGATTTATAGGTTAAGTCCAAGACCCATTAGTTGGCTTAGGACCAAATAATTGATTTGTTTGTGTATCAATATAAAAATCTCCTGCAGTTCCTAATGTATCTACCGGATCTCCTTGACCTGTTAATACATTGGTAGGTAGTTCTACTAGATTATTAATAACATCAAAGCCACCATCGATTAGTTCTACTATTTCTTGATAACGAGCATTTAAATCTTCATCAGATACATTTAATTCTGTATAAAATGTGCTAGGATACTGATCCAATATTTCTTGTGCGGTAGGAGGCGTTACTAGTGTTACATCGATAGTATCATTTCCAGATAAATTGTTTAAAAAATCATTAACACGATCATCCGATTCATTGCATAAATTATTTAGGAATCGCTGTGTTTCAGATGCCGATTTT